CTCTGAAAGAACAACTCAACAAGCTCCAGCAGAAGACCGCTATCGGTAAGAGCATCCCGGCAGGACAGCTCAAGGCTGAAGAGAAGGATTTCTCCAAGCTATCTCTCAAGGAGCAGAGGGAGGCGCTGTTGAAAGCGTCCAGAGCGTTCGATCGGGAAGCGGACTGATAGCACAACCACAACTCAAATATGCCAGTTACTACTTCAACCACGCTCACGAGCCAGTTCCAGAACTACTTCAGCAAGGAGCTGCTCTCCATCGTTCAGCAGGAGACGATCCTCGATCAGTTCTCCATGAAGGCTCCGATCCCCAAGAACAATGGTAACAAGGCCATCTCGATGTTCCGTTTCGGACCTCCGAGCATCGGCAGTGTTCAGACCATCAGCTCCGAGGGTACGGCCATCAGCTCCGCCAACTACCGCGCTCTGGCCCTCAACAGCCTGAGCAAGTCGCTGGCCCAGTACGGCCAGGTCATCGGTTTGACCGACATCCTCCGCGCCACCGACCTGTTCAACTCCCTCCAGCAGGCCACCAAGACCTCCGGTCTGGACATGGCTCTCTGGGTGGACTCGGTGATCCGCAACACCCTGATCGGTTCCAACCTCACCGCCAGCGGTGCCTCCATCGGTTCCGCCGCTGAGGGTGGTGGTACGTTCGACAACTCGGACGCCTGTAATACCGCTGCCGCCTCCGGTGGTATCAAGGTGTACGGCAACCCAGCCACGCTGACCACGCAGACCTTCTCTGCGCTGAACAGCGACACGACCGCCGCGAACACCACGATGACGGCCTCCGCTGTCCTCGATTCCATGACCAGGCTGAAGCGCAATCGCGCCCCGCTGATCAATGGCGGCTACGTCCTGGCCACCGACCCCCGTGTGGCCCGCGACCTGATGCGCGACAGCGACTGGTTGAACGCGTCGAACTACGGCAACAAGGGCCAGCCGTTCTACAAGGGCGAGGTCGGCTCCATCTACGGCTGCCGCGTCGTCACCCAGACCAACTCGTTCGTCAGCACCGGTTCCGCGACCGCTGCCGATGAGTTCGTCTATCAGGCGACCGCCGCTGGTGGTGGTCTGGCTGCCGGAAAGGACATCATCGCCTCGTTCTTCTTCGGAAACGAGTCGTTCGGTATCCCCGCTCTGACCGGTGATGATCCGCTGTCCCCGCGCATCGTGATCACCGACACCCCGGACAAGTCGGATCCGTTGAACCAGCTCGTCACCGTCGGCGTGAAGCTGTACTTCGCCGCTCTGCGTCTGGCCGCTGGTAATACCGGTTCCACCGGTAACCCGGTGTGGTACCTGGTGCATCGGACGAAGACCTCGACCACGCTGTAATCGTATGAAGAAGACGGCCACCATCATGGTGATCGCCGTCGGCCCGAGGGGGCATCATCGTAAAGGTGGTGCCCCCTCTTCTCATTCCGCTTGCGGATGCGAAGAAGCCGACAACAATGCGCCCATGATTTCTATTCCGGTCGAAGCCCTTTCCACCGATATGGAGGATGGCCAGCAGGCCACGCCCGAGGTCGGTGATGAAGTGGTTTTGGACGATGTTCGCGGTATCCTCAAGAAGCTCGATGGCGGAGAAGCCTACATCGAAATCCGCAGCGTCAACGGCATGCCCGCCGAGTACGAGAACAAGGAAGAGAAGTCCATGGCCAACAAGGAGCCGATGGATGAGAAGGGTATGCGGGAGATGGTCGAGGAGTACGACAGCGAGATGGAGTCCTGATATGCCGATCTACACCTTCGAGAACAATGGTCGGACCATCGAGCACATCGCTCCGATGGGAACCGATTCTGTTGTCCTTGATGGGAAGCGGTGGACGCGACAGCCGGTGGCCCGCTTCGGGGTCACCGGTTTTGCCCGCGAGGCCGAACTCAAGGACCATGTGAAGAAGGGATTCAGTCGGATGGAAGACCGACAAGGATCCCGCTTCGAGAGCACTTTCACCAAGAATCAAATCCGGAAGATCTGGGACATATGAGCGACGTATCAAATCAGGCGATTCAGTATTCGATGGGCGTGGCTGGAGGGCGACTCGTGCAGGATACCGCGAGCTACACTGGCCCGTTTGTGGCCCTCACGTTCCTTTCTCCCACGGTGATTGCCAGCATCTCTGGATCGAATATCGCTGGCACGTTCTCCACCCAGACCTGGCCTGCTGGTGTCACATTGCAGGCTCCGATCACGAGCTTCCAGCTTTCAAGCGGATCGGTGTGGGCCACTAATGGTGTGATCCAATCCTGATGACGACGCTGGCTCTAGGACTTAGGCAGTCGTCTGTGGGTGGCTCAAATGTCACCCCTGGCGACCTTCCCGTCCTGCGCCGAGACATGCTTCAGGAGGACGATTTCTTCGTCCTGCTGGAAGACGCCAGCAAGATCGTTTTCACCTTCGGCACCGCAGACCATCTCGACCTGGAGAACAACGATTTCTTGCTCCAAGAGGACAGCTTCAAACTTCAAATCCAATCCAACTGACCCATGCCTGACACCAAGATCACAGCACTGACGGCGATCTCGACCGTCGATCCAGCGGTGGATGTCCTGCCCATTGTCGATGTCTCCGACACGACCATGGCGGCGAGCGGCACCACCAAGAAGATCACCAGCAACCAGATCCTCGGGGCAGGCGGCACGGCCAGCCTCGCCTCCGCCACGATCACCGGCAATCTGACGGTGGATACGAGCACGTTTACTGTCGATGCGTCGAACAATCGTGTTTTCGTCGGGACCGCCCCAATTTCCACTGCGTACCCGTTTTATGTCACTCGAGGCGGCACGGCTGGTTCAATCGCTCAGTTTACGGATGGAACCGCTCAGACGCTTACGATTGATTCTGCCGCTGGTGGCTTGCTCGTTGGAAACGCGAACAACGGATATCTGGAGTTCGTTGCCAACGGTCTGGCGCAATATCGCATCGCCCCGCTTGGCGTCTTCACTTGGACCGACGGTGCTGGCGGCACCCGAATGACCCTGAACTCCACGGGGCTGGGCTTGGGGGTTACGCCGAGTGCGTGGAATGCTTCGTTCAAGGGAATCGACATTAGCACTGGTGGTGCGATTGCTGGATCTTCTGACAGCGTTCGTCTGTTCAGCAACTCGGCGTTCAATACCGCTGGGAATAACGTCTATAAGAACACTGCTTCCGCTGGACGTTATGACATTCAGGGCAATGTCCATACTTGGAGCATCGCCCCCAGCGGCACCGCTGGTAACACCATCACCTTCACGTCAGCGATGACGCTCGACGCGAACGGGAATCTCATTTGGAGTCCTGCTTCAACTCCTCCAACTCTCACCACCAACGGCCAGCTCACCGTCAACGCCACAAGCAACACCAACCTCCGCTTCAGCTATCGCGGTTCCGATGGCACGACCCGAGTCGCCAACATCACTCTCGCCTAATCCACCATGACCACCCTCTCTTGGATCATCGAACGCATGTTGGTCAAACCGACCGACGGCAGTTTCACCAACGTCGTCATCACCGCCGATTGGAGGTGCAACGGCACCGAAACCATCGGCACCGGCAAAGACGCGAAGACATACAACGGCACCTGCTACGGCAGCGCCTCGTTCGCTCCGCCCAGCGGTTCGTTCACGCCGTACGACAAACTGACCCAGCAGCAGGTTCTGGACTGGTGCTTCGCCAACGGGGTCAACAAGACCGCCATTGAGTCCAACGTGAACAAACAAATCGCCGACCAGATCAATCCGCCGGTCGTTGCTCCTGCGCTGCCGTGGGCCGCCGCAACCGTTGCCAAATGAAATGGAAATCCATCTGACCACCGAGCAGGCCAACCAACTGCTCCAACTCATCGACGTTGCTGTGAAGGCCGGAGGCGTGGCCAACGCCCGCGCCGCCCTTCCTCTCGTCGATCTCATCCTCGCAGCCGCACAGCAACCCAAGCCTGAGTGATGCAACCACCCGACACATCCAATGGCGGCAGCGGCATCGGCGTCTCACTCGCCATGGCCGCCACCGCCGGACTTGTCAGCCTCATCCCCCAACTCACCGAGTGGTTCCAGCTCGGGACCGCTATCCTCGCCTTCATAGCCGCAGCAGTCGCACTCTACAAAGCCATAAAGAAATGAAAAACTTCAAGACCACGTTCGCCGGCATCGGCGCGATCCTCGTCGCCGTCGGCGGCGCTCTCACCGCCGCGCTCGACAACGATCCCGCCACCAACTTCGACATCGCCGCGACCATCGCCGCCATCACCGCCGGTGCCGGCCTGATCGCCGCCAAGGATGCTGAAAAGAAGTCCGAGTGAACTGGATCTACCAGATCGTCAAGGCCCTCCTGGACTGGCTCCGAGAAACACCGCCACCCGATGTCGCCCATGGAAAAGCACCGACTGATCTCAAGGATCGCCTGCGCCGCCGCATTGACGGCCTCCCTGGGTTGCCGGACGACGGTGGTGCTGGTCCCAAGCGGTGACCCGGTGATGCTCGCCAAACCCACCAAGGCCAGCATCTAC